GCTGCCGGTCAGTTCAGCTACTACAGGCCTGAGTTCGACATGAACCGTGAAAACTACCTTTCGTACCTTAACCAGGTACATCAGCAGTTAACCCTATATGGGGTGCGGATCAATCCGTCGAATTTATGGAAGATTATGCCTTGGTCGTGGCTCGTCGATTGGTTTGTGGCGTTTGGGACTTGGTTAACCCAAATCGACGCCTTAGCCTTTGACGGGATAGTGGCCAAGTATTTCTACGTTATGAAGAGGTCTGAAGTGACCACAACTCATACTGTAGCCATTAACTGGGTTAATGGACTTCAACTCGCATCCTGGAAAAATTCTATTATCCAGAAACAGCGGGAAGAAGCAAACAATCCTTTCGGATGGACGTTGCCTGGTGGCGGACTAACCGCCAAACAACTGGCTATCCTTGCAGCCCTCGGCCTAAGTCGAAGGAAGTAGCAAGGTACTATCGTCCTGTGATTCAGACTGTCTGAGCTTGAGAGCCTCAACGCAGTTCCACAGGGTTAACTTCTCAAAATTTCTTTGAGGTCAACCACTATGTTCTCTGAACCAATTACTATCACCGTTAATGCGGTTGGACAAGTCATGCCTCGGACTTCGAGTACTGGAATGAAATCCACGTACGAGAAGGCCGATAGCACGTTCAATCTTCTGATTGAACATGTTAACACGAAGGCCGGTAGACTCCGGTCTGTGGCGCGATTTGAACAACGTGCCATTGTTCCCGATCCATTGACAGCTGTCAATGATTGGGAGAATATGGCCGTCACGCTGATCATCGATAGACCCTTAATCGGGTTTACGGCGGCTCAGCAGGACCAATTGCTTTCCGGGTTTCGAGCCTGGTTAGCTACAGCTACGAGTGACAAACTGTACGGCCGGGAGTCTTAAACTCCGGGGCTTGGGACATGGGATTACCGGGTAAATTGACCGGATTTGTCTGGCGAAATAGACTGCCAGGACTATGTCCTTATGCCTTTAAGGCTTTACAGTCACACTCTAATGAGCTGGAGGTGCGTAGTAATCTGCTCCCTCGTGGGGGCAGGAAGAACGGGCACAACTGGGTTGTGCTCGAGGGAACGCAAAGTGGCTTGATGGTCGACCTCTCTATAAGGAGTAGGCGCCATGAAAAGCAACTTAAGTGTCCAAGAAGGAATGTTGCGCGCGGTCTATACCGACGCATGCAACAAATGCATCGCTGATGTCTCTGATTTACGTGACTTGAAGACTATCTTGTCACGGGTTGAAAATGAGGGTGATGAGTTTCTAACTATCACTCTCCCTAACTTCTGCAAGGACTTTGAGAAAAGTCTCGAGCATGGTATGGTTGACCCGTCATATTTCAAGGGTTTCAAGAAATATGGACAAATCCCTGTACTGTTACGGGGTATGGTCGGTCAAATTTTCAACTATGAGACTGGGAGGATTTATGAAGAACAAGAATGCAAAAACTGGAGTGACATACCGTCGGTCGTCGAGTCGGTCAGGCAGATCTGCCTTACCTTCAAGAAGATCGAGGCCACGTGTGCCCCGCATAGGGTTACACAAGCGCTCCGCACCTATTCTTCAATTGAGGACGATTTTCTTCGCTTTTCACCGAGTCTTGCAGACCAAGCAGATTTCTGCAGGGTATCTGCAATGCTTTGGGACAGTATGTGGGCTAATATACGCCTGGATACTTTATCACCAAGGCATGGACCCGGTGCTACCGCCGACGGTACTTCTGGGAATCAGAAGTATAGGTGGTTAGCGTGGCATGAACGTCTGGAGCCATACTTTCCTTTTCTCGGAAACGCCTTACCAATTGGCGCGTACGAGTCTGAGGAGTTCCGGTCTGTCGCGTTCGTGCCCGCGGAACAGGAATTGCCTGTCAAGGTAATCACTGTTCCTAAAACGATGAAGAGCCCTCGGATTATAGCTATTGAGCCC